GGAAACTAATTTAAAGGATGATACTAGAATATCATTATCATTCAATTCAATCCCCTTATTGGAGAAAAAATCATAATGACAAAGAAAGTGAAAACAGAACGTAAACCAATAAAGATAAAACGTACTCGTAAGATTACGGAAGAACAACGTGAGGCACTTCGAGAACGCATGAAAGATATGCGAAAGAAACGAAAACCAGCAGAGTATAAAAATGTGAATGAACGTGTTCTTGTTCTTCCAGATGATGATACTTATTCCTTTAAGAATGTTAAGGGGTGGATTAAACATAACAAGGAAATGGTTGCGGCACTAGGTAAACAGGGAAGGGGTAGACATGTTGGAGAAAAAGAACAAAGAAAAGCAGAAATGCAAGTCGCATCTCGCAAAGCATATATTCGTTATTGTGAACACTATCTGAAAACTGGTGATTGGATTGGAATATTTTCGGGACAAGATGAAGAACATAAAGTGGTTCCAAGATGTGTTGCTATGGCATATTACCCTGACGGAACTCCTAAGAGGTCTGTGGGGGTATTCTATCCAGATATTAACATAGTATGGACTAATAAAATGGAATTGGAAGGTGAAGCGATAGAAATGATCAAACGCCATCGTTCAACGACTAAATTAACTGCATTGACAGATAAACAATTTACAGGAGAAGTTTGATATGGCAGAATTTAATATTTTAGAAACCCTTGAATTGGTTGGTAAGGCTAAGACAAGAGAAGAGAAACGACAAGTTCTCGCAGACAGAGATAATTTTGCAACTAGGGCGTTGTTGCAATTGAACTATCATCCAGATGTCAAGTGGCATCTTCCGCCAGGAGCACCACCATATACGCCAGGACAGGTAGCCGATTCAACTCCGAACTCTCTTCATTTTGAAGTAAAAAAGTTGGATTATTATGTTGATCCAAGTCCACATGATCTTCCTATGCTCAGAAGAGAATCGATGTTTGTTGAATTATTAGAACGAGTTGACCCAAGTGATGCAAAACTTATTATTGCTGTTAAGGATCGAAAATTGTCTTATAAGGGATTATCCTATAAATTGGTCAAGGATACCTGGCCAGATCTTCTTCCAGATATTGAAGAAAAGGAAGAACCACCAGCCAAACCATCGGCCAAAAAGGACAAGATTGTGAAAAAAGATACCATTCCAACGACAAGTAGTGGGGGAGTAGATTGGTAACAAAGCCGTTGCTGAACGATAAAATTGCATAAATATAACTACATTTGGTTGATGAGTTCTATATTCCATGTTTCTGTGAATGAAATTAATAACCAAAAAAAGGTACAAGTATGGTAAAGATAGTAAGGGTGTTCCTTGCTCTGTTTGCTACACTATGGTATACTACTTCACCGATTAATAGCAATGCACCTACTCAAATATGGAAACCAATCATAGTTGAGACTAAGGCTGCACCAGACTATTACAAACCTCTTGAATTTGACAAAGTAAAATATACACCAGCAGATGTTCTCTGTCTGGCGAAAAATATTTACTTTGAAGCAGGGGTGGAGAGCACAGCAGGAAAATTAGCAGTAGCGAATGTTACGTTAAATCGTACATTGGGTGCTAATTATCCTAATACCATATGTGAAGTAGTGCAAGAGGGTATCCATTATTATAATGCTCAAAAAGATGAACATTTTCCTGTGAGAGATAGATGTCAATTTTCATGGTATTGTGATGGAATGGGAGATGATCCAAGAGAAGGCAGAACTTGGAAATCCGCACAAGAACTCGCTAAAAAAGTTCTTATTAATCACTATGACAAAGCACTAATTGACATAACAGATGGTGCAACGCACTATCATGCAAATTGGATGGAGACATATCCAAAGTGGAGCAAAAAGAAGAAAATTATGGCTTCAATAGATAGACATATCTTCTATGGAAGCAGAAAAACTTTGTAAAAAACTTGACATTTTTGTTCTAATAGGTTATAATATACATGTAACAATAAAAAAGGAACAAATATGAAAAATTTAATACTTATATTATGGTTTGTTCTGTTTTTGAGTTCATCCGCATTAGCAGGAGTTGAATATGTGACAGAACAGGTCTGTCACGCAATGTCTGGATGTGGGTTGGATACGAAAACTGGCGAGTGTCCAGATTGTGTAATTGAAAGACGAGAAGTTGTTCATACACATGAAGTGACACCTGTAATAGTAAAAAAACCTTTTGTGGAACCCAAAAGAACTTTTTGGGCACCTAAAAAAACAGTAAAGGTTGAAATACCAAAAAAAAAAGAAATAATAGAGAAAAAGGGAAATTGGACTTGTATTGTCGGCCCTTGTGACTTTATTGATGAAGATGGTAATCTGATTGAAAAAGGATAATAATTAAATGCCTTATTATGACTACGTTTGCGAGAAATGTGGTGAGGATTTTGAAGAGTCCTTGCCCATTGCTCGAAGAAATGAGCCCACCAAAAAACCATGTCCGATTTCTGACTGTGATGGTAAAGTTAAAATGATGTTTGCAAAACCATATGTTGGAGATCCTTGGCATTTTGCAGGGAAGAAGCCGGATGAGGGTTTTAGGGATCGTTTAAGAGAAATAAAAAGCAAACATTTACATAATACAATAGATGTTCGATAATATTATATGAAACAATTTAATTATGATCTTCTTGAAAATCGAAAAGATCAACTAGAACAAGACAATTCGGGTAAAGATAGAGTATATCATTCTCCGAATGGTACATATCCATCTATCACGAATCTTCTTTATCATATGATTTCTAAGCAAGGCCTTGAAGCGTGGAGAGAGAACATTGGGAAAGAAAAAGCGGACAAACTTTCACATCGTGCTGCAAGGCGTGGTACTAACATTCATGGAATAATTGAGAAATATTTACGTGGTGATGAAAACTATTTAAAATTAAAAGATGGTAAGAGTAGTGTAATGCAAGAGCACAAAGAACTTGTTCTTGCAGGCATACCACAAATTGATGCAAAGATTGATAATATTCGTGGAATCGAATTGTCAATGTGGTCAGACCATCTCAAGGTTGCAGGGACGGCAGATTTAGTTGCAGACTATAATGGTGAACTTGCAGTCATTGATTGGAAGACAGGAAGTTATGTCAAAAAAGACGAATATGTTTTTCATTATATTTTACAAGGAACCGCATATTGTCATATGTTGGCCGAAATGTATAAATTGGTTCCGAAAAAAATTGTGATTTGTACACTTATTCGTTTTAGTGATCCTAAAAAACCAGTACCATTTATGGATGGTGATAAAGTTGTAGACCTACTTGTTGAATGGAAAGAATATAATCCCGAAGATTATGTTGATGAACTTCTTAAAGTATGTAATGCATACCATTTTAGTAAAAATGGATAATATAAATATTTACAGATATACAGGAATTTGTTTGATGACCTGAGAGGGTATCTTATAAGACATGGGTGCGATTCCCATCAGCTCCACCAAGAGATTATATGTCAAAATTTTATAATCCTAGAGATTACGATCTCATAGGTTTTGGTAACAATAGAAGGCACGTGCCAATTTCGGATGAAGAAAAACGCAAACGTGCTGCATCTAAGAAGAAACCTAAAGGAAAACGCCACGAACATTTCAATAAAGATTGGGATGCAGATTTGTGGGATTGAATGTAATTTGTTGATGGGGCTGAAATAGATTTCGATTGTAAGAGATAGTATCAGAGAGAACAAATAGGGTGATGACCAACATCGAATCCATAATCGCAAATAATTCCGATTATACTGCATACTCTTACGCACTCGCTGCGTAGATTATAGCCGAGTTAGGACTATAGTGGTTCCGGCCGGTCGCTTGGGAACAGAAGAACCGGCCACTACACACATTACGGACAACGGAACATGAATAATAAAGTTCACAAAAGATTGGGTGATGGAAAAATTAACACTTCATTTGAAATGATTGAAAATCTAGAAGAAAAATTATGGGAAAGCAATCCGATGGAAGCACTTAGACATGAAAGAATTGAAACAAGAAAGAAGTTGAATTGGTGGGCACGATTTTCATTGTCCATGATTATAGTTATGACTTTTTTGTTTTTAGTATGGTTATTATTTTTTGGAGCATTACCGGCCGAGTCAAGGGACTTAATTAATATCATGGTTGGGGCCTATGTGGCAGTCCTTGCCAAGGCAACTGATTATTGGTTCAAGGACAAAGATGATCCTGAACAAAAAGAAGGAGAAGCCGTAGGGAATGGAAATACAAATAATAATGATACGATTTAACTTGACAATGATGTCATTGTTTGATATAATTAAGGGATAATGTCAGAACTACTAAATTTTTATTCTTCTGAAGAATATAATACTGAAATTGAAGAAATTGTTGAAAGAACCAGTATGAGTTATCTTGATGCAATGCTTTATCATGCAGATGAAAACGGTCTTGAGTCGGAAACGGTTGCGGGGCTTATCAATGTTAAAACCAAAAATAAATTAAGGGAAGAGGCAGAGATATTAAATTTCATGCCTAAAACATCAAAACTCCCTATATGATATATCAAGTGACACCTTTTGAAGTATATCAGAAATATCTTTCATTGAAACAACATTTCAATAGGAATGAATACGATTACTTCAAGTTTAATGGGAGAGTTCGTGCAAGCGAATCCTCTTTTGAGAAACGAAAAGACAAATACCATTTCATACGTTTGTCAAAAATTTATAAAGAAGATGACCTTACCAAGTTTCTTGTCTCAAATTTTGTTAAGACAAAAAACATGTGGGTCGGCAATATAACATCACCAGAAGGACGGCAGAATTATATTGCATGGAAGGCAAAGATACAAAGCCTTCCTTATGTATTTGAAAATGAAGTTGAAACATTGTTTGATGAAAACGAGAAGTTCAATATCATTTTTGATGTAGAGGATGGACAACATCCTCCTGTACTTCGCCATGTATTTGGTGAAGAAGTGTCGTTGGAAACCTTTATTATATTGGATTCTATACTTCATTTTATCCCTGACTTCAATGAGAAGATTCAGGAAACGGTCATTTGGCCGGATCTATATAGTATGTGTTTAAAGTATGCACCGTTCTTGAATGTGAATAAGCAGAAATATGTAGACATATTAAAAAAACAAGTAGATTTACATTATGCGTAAGTGGATAATCCGAAACACGTAGAACAAGGAGAATAAGATGGCAACATCATTCGCAAACCTCAAAAAGAGGCGAACTACTGATCTTGAAAAACTTCAATCCGAAATTGAAAAGATCAACAAACCCCAAACAAATTTTAGTCGAGATGATGAGCGCTTCTGGAAAGCGGAACTCGACAAATCCGGCAGTGGATACGCTGTCATTCGATTCCTTCCAGCACTAGATGAGGATAAGACAGCGTTTGTACGTGTCTTT